GGATCCCAGGCATAATATTCACTTTCAAATAAACGACTGTTGTTGTTTGTGATAGCACCTTGAAGGGCTAACGCATCAAGTATGCCAGGATAGGTAATAGCATCATCAATTTTGCTTGTGGTTGGATCAATGCTGATTACCCCTGGCTCAAGCTGATAGTTGTTGCGAGACGCAGTAGGTTCAACCACATAGTAATCATTTGGATTGACTCCAGGGCCAACTTTCTGTCCAATGAAACCTTGTGTTTGTTTATAATTAGGTTCTTGAATTAATTGGTCAAGGGTAGCATTCAGAAACTGCGTATTGACAGGAGTCTGAAATATTTCAGGTAAAAAATCAACTGAACGAACTTGAGAAGCCATTAAATCACTCCACTACCAGGAGCTGTTTGTAGGTTAGTACTGGTTAAGGCAGTAATAACTTCAATATCATTTACGGTGGCTCCATTAACAAAAATTTGATTAGGGGCACATTGTATTTCATATAAATCACCAAATGATTTTTGAGGATTCAACGGAACTAACACTACGCTAGATACATAAGTGCCTACCTGACTATGTATGTAGGCGGCTAATTCACTGAAGTAGAATGTGTCTCCAAAATTCCAATTAGCAATATCAAAATAAGCATTCATTGATGCTAATACTAAATTACGAATTTGATTATTACTAGCTGTAGTGTTAGGTGCTGGAATAACTTTCACTGTAGCTCTTAATGCTGATGGAGCTTTAGCACCAAATAATGGCAGAAACTCAACACAATTAACAATTAGATTATCGCTGATCATTTTATAGTTTTGTAAACCAGTATATGCCGTGGTCAACTGATCAATAGTTGGCGGAATTGGTTGTGCTACTGTATTGGTAGAATCTTGAATCCATTGTTTATAAGCAGTATAATATTCTAAAGTAACAACATATAAATCAATGATATTAGTTGATCCAGGATCAATGCGATTGGTCAATGGACTGTTATGACGGTATTGGAAATATAAATGCTGACGCCCGGTGGCGGCTAACCAGCCAGAAGTGGTTGTTAATATTCTTTGGCCACTTAATGTAAGAGTAAGTGTATAAAAGATTTTTTCCTGATAGGCATAAAATATTTGACCTGTTACATATTGTTCTTTAACTAACTCAATAGCCGATAAAGTAGCATAATCACTATTAACTACTCCAGGCTCTGCTAACAAATAACGTTGAAGGTTATCAAAATCTGTAGTCAATTGAAAGAACACTAACTTTTGATTAGAATTAACGCCAGGAGCTACAATATCATCAAAAAAATCTGGATTATCAGGAATGCCGTCGTTATTGGTATCTTCGTAACTGACCAATACTTGATAATCGTCAACTAGCCCGTCACTAAGAACAGGTTGTCCAATAATCTTTAACATAGTGTTACCCTCTAATGGATAATTAGAGTCTGGCTGACTATTTGTTTTTAACACATTTATAAAATCGCTAATGACTGTGCCTGTGCGGCTGTCATAAATTGCTTCTGATCCATAATAAAAGAAACGTACTTCCATGACGCTACCAAAATAATAATCTAAACTACGACTTTGTATTGTATAATTTGTTCCGTCATTGGTACATTGAATAAACCAAGATGCGTCAGAATTGGTTCCTGCGGTACTTCCAGCATTCGCTAGGCTAAAATCTGCGTTTTGATCTAAATTGGTGGCTGTAATTACGTACCAAGTATATGGAGTCCCAGTAATGGCGCCTGTATTGTCGTAACCCAAACCAAAATTAGCTTTTAAGACTATTTGATTAGCAATCGTTTGTTGAACAGTTGTGCCAAAATTATTAACAAATAAAGGTATAACTGTTGTAGCAATAGCACCTGTTGGAACGTATGTGTTTAGTACTACAGGCCCTGTGCCATCGCTTAAATTGCCAACTCCATTATTAATGCCATCTTGATAGACCGCGGTTGGACTAGCCCAAATAATCATATGATCATTTTCTTTTGATGGTACACCTGGTTGAAGTTCGTTGTTGGCATCAAAATAATAACCAAGTGGCGGAACAAATTTAACCAATGATCCAACAACAATATATTGCGCGGCATTACTAGTATAGGATCCAATCATCAAAGGATAACCTGAACTATTTGTAAAATAGCCTGTAGTTTCACCAACTATAGTAGTGCTTTCGTGCCAGCCAACATTCAGTGATAATAAACTTGGTCGAGTGTAATTAGCATAGTAAAATTGTCGAGCGGTAGCTTGTAGCAAGATAGGCTGTATGTCATTTAAAATAACATTGTTGATGTCGTTAGTTGTTTGCCAGGTAAAAGTAAAGGCTGGTAAAGTGTTTTGTTCATAAAGTGCGCCGTCGCTACCAAAAATATTTGTAGAAGAGTATTTGCCTGTGTTGTCAACTAGATCTAAATAACGGCTGGTGCCTATGCTTGCGCGGTTAACTGCAGTGCTTTTAAGAATAGAATTATAAGTTGTAAACGGAAAATTTGTATAATCTTCGCCGTTGACCATACGGTTTTGTGTGTAGTAGCGGGCCGGAGCACGTTCTTTAATTTGTTGAATAGTTTCACGTGGAGCGGCATTAGTTACTGGATTTGTAATTCCGCAAGTGAACGTAATTGTTTCAATACCGCCTGTGCGACTAACATAGGAAATTGGAATTTGTACAGATTGCATTTCCTCTGGATTAATAATATATTGTAATCCGTTTGACGCCCGAACATAATTGCGGAACTGTCCTACTGGAATAGTAGCAAACACTCCGTCACCAAAAGTTAATGTAATCTGATCATTGGTACGACTAGTCACTGAATAATTTTTTGGTAAGGTAGTTCCTTGCTGCTCAACCGCTGCTGAATAAACAGATGGAACATAATTCCAAATAAATTGTACATTGCCTACATTGTCAAGCTGATAAAGCCAAACGTCTGTATTATTAATGCCTTCAATGTTGATGTCAACTGTACGATTAGAAATTTGTTCAATTAAATTAAAATCTTGATGCTGTAATACACCTTGTTTAAAATAAAAGAAAAATCCTGTATTAGCTGATTGATAACCTAATTGATCATTGCGAAATAAAATGTTAAATTGTCCATTAGGCAAAGGCGGTGGTTCATATATGTAGGTCTGGCCACGGCTAGTTGCGTTTACCGCTTCAAATGGCATATTGACGCCGTCGATGGTAGCGGTGTATGGAACCACTGGTAGATAGCCTGGAACCAAATTGATAGTATATTCTTTGGTATCAACTCCAAGGACAGTTTGATCGTTTCCTGGGCTGCCAATACGTTGTGTATCAACTAACGCAGCATTAAGAATTGTATTGAATTGTTCTTGCCAATCAAAATTGCTTGGGTCTCCCCAGTTGACTGTAATGTTAGCTAGATTGGTGCCATTATAATCTGTTAAATTTTCTGTAGTCGATACAGAAAATACTTTTAAATAACCATTAGCTTCCGTGTTACGTTGTGCTGTATAGCTAACTAAATTAGCCAGTTTAACAACTGAATCGCGGCGTTCAGCTGTATCAATATAGTTTTCACGGGTGTTTAAATCTGAGCGGAAGGCAAGTGCTTGCCCCATAAAAGCCATAACATCAAGTAAAGCTATAAACTCACTTGATTCAATATAGTCGTTGAATGTTTCTGGATAGTACTGGCGTAAGTAATCTATAAAACTTTTGCGTAGTGTGTCAAAGTCATAGCTTTGAAAGTCACCTTGAGAGTAGGTTTGATAGATTCGTTTCCAATCTTCAACGCCAAATATATAAGTTTGTCTAGTGGTTTGTGCCATCTCTGTTCCAGTCTACTACTATTTAGTTTAATAATAAACTGGGTAGATTATGTATAAGATGCTGTACGCTGTTGTTGATTAAAAAATATACTTAATCGCTGTGCGTTTGTGGAAGGAACTACAATAATACTTAATTCTATTAAAATTCCATTTTCTTGTGGATACATATTGATTGAATTGATGTAAATTCTAGGATCCCCGCCTGCTACTCGTTGTATTTCTCTATAGATAGCTTGTTCAGTTTCTGGCGTTTGATTTTCAAATACATAATTCCAAATGAGCGTTCCATATCCAGGACGACCTACAAGTTCGCCTTGACGAATGTTGAAAGCATTAAGCAAATCAATTTTTATGAGGTCGTAATCAACCGCAGTAAATTGTTTGTTTTGCCCAATAGTATTGAATCCAATAAAAGTTGCCATACTGTATTTAACCTATCCTGAAATGCCTGAACCAAAGCCTGAACTACTGGTACTGCTAACTTGTGCTAGCGCCGCTTTGGCTTTATCAATATCGGCCGTTATTCCTAAACTGTCTAAACTTGGTAATTCGAATGCTGGAGGTGTAATTTTATCGCTGCCAATAACGCGATTAACTGCTGCATCTACGGTAGCACGATTTACCTGATTGGTAAATCCGGCAGCTGGTTGTACAGAGGATATCAACGGACTTAAATCAAAATCTGAAAAATTAACACTAAATTGTGACGCTTTTCCTAAACTGTCAAGACTGCTAGTTAGTTGTGGGCTAAGTGCGCCAACGCCAGGAATATTACTTAAACTGCTGGCATTGATACTGGATAAATTAAAATTTTCACTAATAGTTGTAATTGATCCAAAAGAACTAGGCAAATTATTATAAATGCTATTAGCCCCAGTCCATGCCTGAGTAGCCAGTGGGCCATATTTGCTTGAATTTGTTACTAGAGCACCAATGTCGCCGTTGAGGGCTGAGCCAATTGAATCTTGTAATGATACACTACCGTTAGCTAATCCTTGTAGCTGACTAAGTCCGCCTTGAATTGTAGCGTTAGCAGAATCAATAAAGCCTACTGCTCCTGTTTCTAAACTACTGATAGCACTATTAAATGTAGCCACGGCACTATTGCCAAGTCCAGCTAGACTATCTGTAATAGTTCCTAACGGTGCTGACGATAAAGAAGTTAAAGAATTGGCAAGATCACTATTGCCTGAAAAGAAATTTTTAAAATCGCTAAACAAAGCATTGCCACCATTATTGCTGAGTACGGCTGCCGCTATTGTCAATGCCGATGCGCTTAATAAAAGTCCTTGATTACTGTAAACTTGTCCTGTACTGGCTGTAGTAGTTGTATTAGTAGAACTAGATGCATTAGGAACTATTGTACCAGCCGCTACTAAAGAATCATAACTTTGTTGCATTAATGTTTGTTGAATTTGATTTTGTGTAGCATCACTAGCTAATATATCATTGGCAGAGTTAACTCCATTTAGTCCTGTCCAAGGGCTAGGTGAGTTCATAAATGCTACAAAATTATCAGGATTAGACTGTGTAGCTGTATCTACTGGACAGTATCTATCGCAATATCCAGCCTTGATCAATCCAGCCCTTTCAAGTTGTTGGCAATTAAGTCCGTATTTTCCAATGCCTTTTTCTTGTGTTATCACTGTGGGATCTTGGCCAACTGTAGTGGCCAATTGACCCATTAGAGCTTGAACCTGTTGTGGATTCAATGGGCCAACAGCCTGAGCACCAAGGCCAACTCGACCAGTAGTAGTATTGCTATTAACTTGAACATAATCTGCTGTAGTAATAGGGTTTTGAACTGTGGCTGTTGTTACTGATGTAGGTAGTTCAGCTACTTGTGGCAGTCCATTGACAACTGCTAATAATGTGGTATCGTTGACTCCTGCAGTATCGCGTTGTAGTCGTGTGAGACCAAAATTAGTAAACGCTTGTTGTGGATGTGTTAAAGTATCTCCTCGTTTATAACCAACAAACGTACCCGCGGCCACTTGCCCGTAAAAAATTTTGTCTGCTTCTGCTTGAGTAGTACCATCAGGAGCAGTCATTCTAAAAGTAGCACCAGAAGGAAGTGTATAATTAAAAATTGCCATGTTAATTTGTTTTAGTTATAGTAGTTCCAGCAGGTACCTCTGGAGCTCCAGGTGGTATAGAATTATTGCCATCAGATAATGTAACGCTGGCCTGAACACCTTGATTATGATAAGGCCAAGGTTCGTGTGCTGGAGCACGAGTAACAATGCTCTTAACTCCAGTTGATGATACAGCCCAACCAGAAGCGGAATCAAATTGCGAGTCTGGCATGGTGTATTCTACTAGGCCTTTTGGAACATCGACTGCGGCTCCGCCGCCGCCGCCATTAAGATCAATGGTACTACCATCAAGAGCTAGTGCGCCACTAGCGTTCCACGATCCTGCTTTACTTGCTAAGGTTAAGGTACCATTTGATTTAACACCTATGACAGCTTCACTAAACAAGGTCATGTTGCCTTTGTTAGCGCAGGTAAATGTACCTTCGCTTTGTAGTGTAGTTGCTACGTTACTCTTCATGTTAAGATTGCCACCGGCATACATATTAATATCTTTGTCAGCGTGTATGTTTACAGTTCCTTGACTACGCATATTGATTGAATTAGTAGTATAAAGGTCAAACGTGCCCTCTTGGCCAAATTCTAGCCATACTTGTCCATTAGCGTGAGCAAAGTAAAAACAGTTTCCATCGTCTGACATGGTAATTTGATGACCTTTGCTAGTACGAATACGTACCATTGCGTTTTTGCCATTGACATCGCCATCGTCTAATACTACTGAGTGACCGCCTTGACGTCCTACTACATTAACTGCAGCTGGAGCTACAGAGCCAGAAGAAACTTGTTGTTGAATAGTTGAATCCTTAAGCCCGCCTTGATAGATAGGGCGACCAGGAGTGCTAAGTCCGTGAGCATTTGATGGGGTTTCACGTTGACTCGATGATGTAATTGAACCGCGAATAGGATCGTTTACTGTGCCTGCCTGGAATAAAGCAGATGCTACGTAAGAGTGTACTGGTTTAGGTTGATCAAAATATTTAGGATTGTCATTGATTGCTGTATTTTGTTCGGCATTATTTATTTCAGTGGCCGGTAATCTTGGGCTATTGGCAAAATAAGTTGATTGATTGGTATTTTGTTTAGCAGCGTTAGTTGTGGCGCCAATGGCTGGCACCATATGGTTGATGCCTTGATTAGGAATACAACCTACATAATAGCCTAAGTTAGGATCTCCAGCTACAAAGAAACACAGTACCTGAACACCAATGTCTGGTGGACTAAAACTCATGCCATAACTTTGTTGGTTGTTAGTACTACCGTAGGTACCTACTCCCGCAGACGTAGATGTTTTAGGGCTAGCACCTGCCATCGGAGGGCAATAGCTTACGGTACGCCATAATGATTTGTTATGTTTATCTCCGCCAGAAAATTGTTCAATATAGACTTGTACACGGCCTGACCGTGTTGGGTCAATATTATTCATAATTTCACCAATAAATGGCCCAAAATCTGCTGGTGTACCACCACGATCAAATTTATAAGTGGATGATCTGCCTGTTGAGCGTTGTACGTTTAATGCCATTAGTCGTCCCTATGTGCCATTTGTTGGATAGCTTTTTGTTCATTAGTCAGAGGTGTTGCCTGACCGTTAGCTGCAGCTACTGCGGCTGCCGCATCAGCTGGTGCTGTAAATCCACCGTTCTGCGTATTGTAGTTAGCCTGTACTGATTGGATAGCTGCAATATCTCCATTACTTGTTGGAGCACCTGCTGGACTAGCAGATTGAGTAGGCGCATTCACAATATTTGGATTGCTATCTGCGCTGGTTGGTTGTGGTGTGTCTGG